GAGGCAATTAAGAACGCATTAGGCGGCATTAAATTAGAATGTGATGCATGTTTAGAGTGCAATAGTCAAGTACAAGTGTTTACTCAAATACCTTAATGGACATAACATCTAACATACCATTTGTAGTAGGCAATATCCTTGCAAAGTTTCGCGAACTTGGAAACCCCGAAACGGTTTCAAGAGCTGCGGCTATTGCGGTGTTGCCTGAGTTGAGGTATCGCATTCACGTAGATGGCAAGAATTCAAGCGGAGGTGCTATCGGAACTTATAGCAATAGCTACTTAAAGATTCGTGAGCGCGAGAATAGAGGAACAAGCACTAAGGTAATCATATCATTAACGCGCCAACTTGAAAATGGCTACACATTAAAGGCCACCGAGAAAGGTTACACAATAGGCAACACATCGCCCGCAAATGAAGAAATAATCGGTCACTTAACTGAGAAGTATGGCGACATTTGGCAGTTAACAGAACGTGAGCTTGAGATGACTCAAATCGTTGCGCAAGAAACCGCTTTATTAATAATGAACAAATGAATTTAAAGCAAGTAATAACCGAAATTGACAACGCTATTATCGCAGCGTTACCATTAACACCTAACAAGGCGTTTGGACTTGCTGAGTTTTATTACGATGGCGAGAAGCGTTATCCTGGCATCAACATTAATGGCGAAGTAACTAACTGTTTATTGCAGGATCAATACGCAATAAGTTGGTATCATCGCAGCGAGTCATCACGACTAACAGTAATTGAAAATAATTTTGGTGACAAGATGGATAAGGTGGAGGAAACAACACCCGTTACGCTTGTCATTTATGCAAATAAAACATTGACATCGCAAACAATTAAGGATATATTTGTTTCGGCTATTCCCAGTGTATTAAGTAAATTAGTGTGTGAGAGCATTAACGTATTTGACTGCACATTCGAGTTAACGGAAACCGAAATGAATTCAACTTTAGTGTTTAGAGAGGAATGTTCTATACCCGATGTGAGAGTCGGTCTAAACCATGGACTGTTAGCAGTTCGATACGAAATCAAACAAACATATCGCAGAGGCTGTACGGTCATCTGTGAATGCTAAAAACAAATAATCATGGCATATTATCCATCGGGTTGTGATGAAAACATTACCGCTCACAGTTGTGGTACTTGCGGCGTTGAGTTATCTCGCGTTAGAGGAACTGCATTTATAAATAAAAGCTATTACCCGACACTATCTACTGACTTCGAAGATGAAGCATTATGGAATGCGGGCATAGCATCAGGCGCAATCATTGTTTATCCTGAAACACAAGGCGAATTTGATGGTGGAACACCTAACATGGGCCAAGGTTATGGCGACACAGAGGAGAGTTTAAATTCTTACACTTTCTTATTATCGTTTAAAGACCCTAACTATGTAGGCAACCGTAATCATTACAACAGCGTTAAAGGCTCACGTAATTTTCACGTAGCATTTAGAAGTGAAACAGTGCTTGCCATCAGTGATGAGCCTTGCACAATCGTACCAAAGAATCCAATCGCTAACGACTTAAAAGTTGAGCGCACTTGGGATGTAGAAGTTAAGTGGACATCTGACAACTTCCCTGAAGAGTCAGCTATTCCTGCTAACTTGTTTACTTGTTACGTAGTTTAATCATTGGCGGTAACACCCCGTAAGGTGGCCGCCTTTAATACTTTAAAATAATGGCATTTTATCCATCAAATTGCAATACTATTGAAAGTCATTTTGCTTGCGGAACAAGCGGAAGCGGTGGGTGCACAAGCATGGAGCTTGCACGCGTTCGTTCGGTGGCATTGATACACAAAACATTTTACCAACAGTTAATGACTGACCCTGAATCGAGTTTGATTTGGCAAACGGGCATCACTGCGGGAATGATAATCGTATTGCCACAGACACATGGCGAATATAATGGTGGAAGTCCTATTGTTGGGCGTGGTTTTGGTTGGAGTGATGAAACATTGATTGCCTATAACTTTGAAGTAAATTATAAAGACCCCGATTACGTTTCTAACTTACCACATTACAATTCAATTACGGGAAGCCGCAATTTTTACTTAGCATTTTGCTCGGAAACATTGATGCGAATATCACAAAGACCAGGTACATTAATAGCAAGTAATCCCGTTGCAAATTCATTAAAAGATGAGGTAAACTTTGTATTAAATTACAAGTGGATACACGATAAGATGCCATTGGAGTTTAGCATTCCAGATGGTGTATTTGTTTGCGCTCCATCAGTGGTGTATGGTGCAAGTTTCGATAATAGTTTTGATGAATCATTTGATATACCTTAATAATGGCACAAAAAAATAGGGCAAACATGCTCACAGATATTGTAAGTAATATCTACAACAATTTAATAAACTTTATAACGGGGCAAAATGCGCAAGATAGGTTTGTAAACCTACTTGATAGCAGTCCAAATATATTATCGGATGCAAGTCAAGCAAATGGCTATGTGTCAACGGATGCAAACAATGAAATGTTTTCAAGCTATTACGATGAGGAGATTTCAAGAGCCGATTTAATTAGTGACTTGACTGCTAACTTAGCAGTTGGTGGAAAGTTTTACAGAATAAATGATGCAGTTGGAACAACTATAACATTGTTGGTTATTGCCGAAAGCAATATAAATTTATATCCATTTGGAATCGATGCCACAACTGGAGAGATAGGAACGTATGACATCACAACCGATGTGTTTATCCCTATTGCAGGAAGCGGCAACGCCAACATAACCCCAATAACAGCAGCAGCGTTGTTGGCATTGCCATCATTCAGCACCACTACAATATACGTTGTAACAGATGCACCATTTAGAATAGCAATTCAAGCAGAAACAACATCACAACTCGGTCAAACGGGAACGATTGTTGACGATGTTTATTCGGGCATTATTAATTACGATTTAGCAAGCAACACATTCTTAAACGGTACTATTTATGATGGGGATGGGAATACTTGGAATGGGGTTTTGCCGAGTGCAACGACTTTAGGGGCGGGTTGTGTTAGAAATACATTTAATCAAGGGTGCGCCTTAACACTTGGCACTAACGCTATTGACAATACATTTGGTTCTAAAATAAGCGGGTTTGTTTTTGGCAACAGTTTGCAATATGTGACTGTTGAAGCGGGGTTAAGTGGGGCAGATTATTCAACATTGCCTGCTTACAGTTTCTTATATAGCAATGCTTATCCCGCTACAATTTTTAGAATCGGAGGCATCAACTACCACCGTTATTATGACGTTGCGAATGATAGGATAGTTATAACAGATTTAGCCACACCCGCGAATGTAACTTATATTGGGGGTGGTGGAGGTGGCGATGCCTACCTTGCCAACGACCAAACATTTACAGGAGAAAACACATTTGACATTCCAAGCGGTAACGATACTCCCGTAACGATTACTAAAGGTGGCAACGGTGCAGGCTTAAAAGTAACTAAATCAAGTGGCAGCGGTGATGCCATTGAGGTTGCAGAGGGTAGCGTGTCAATAGATGATGAAACCGCTTCAACCATTGCAAGTTTTGATGCTAATAAACGCATTAAATCATTGGCAACTTCTACCTATCCGAGTTTGACGGAGTTGAGTTATGTTAAGGGTGTGACGAGTGCTATACAGACGCAGTTGAACGCATTGGCTAACACCTACTCCGTAAATGTTTTATCTCAAACATTATTAGCCCCAGCAGATGCAACATCTTATCACTTTGGGATAAATATTGAAATACCTGCATCAGCAACTATAAGGCGTGAATTTAAGTTTCCACAAGCAGGTACTATGACTGCATTTTCTTTTAATTTATTGCAGGCAATAAATGGAAGTAATCAAACTTGTACAATATATTTAAGAAATACAACAACATCAACAGATTACACGATTGGCACATTCACATCTGACTTCGGTCTTAATGGTGCTTTAAAAACAGTATTTAGCGGTTTGTCAATAGCAGTAAATACAACTGATGATTGGGCTGTAAAAATATTAACACCAACTTGGACAACAAACCCAACGAATTGGATTCCCAACGGATTAATTTTAATTGAAACATAAAATGACTATAACATTCAAACAACAAGGCAACGGAACAAAATCATGGTATATTGATGGAGTTTTAACATACGATAGCCCTACAAACAAGTATCATAACGAAATGATGCAAGAAATATTAACCGATAATAATTATTTGTCAATCGGTGAGGTATCAATGTGGGTTAACGATGTTGAATTTGGAGCAGAAGCGCAAAGTATTATTGATTGGTGGATTACCACTTGCAAGTTAGTGGCTAATTATGTAGCTTTGAATCCCAATGAAGAAACAGCAACAGAATTTTTAGCAACTTTACCAACTTATCCTTTATGATACACCACCCCGACCATCACGACAACAATATCACATTGCTTATTGCAAGTATTATAATACAAGCAGGCGTATGGGTAACAGATATGGTAGCACATATTACATTCACTCAAATGACAGAGGGAACTTATCAACTTTTAAAGATAAGTGCTTTAATTTTTTCAATTTGGGCAAGTTGGAAAGTAGGTAAAAAACATAGCAGATAATAACTAAAAAAAACAATGTTAAGTAAAGAATTAATATTATTAATAGCACTGTTTTCAATTATTGCTTTTAGCGTTATTTACTGGATATCGTTTTCAAACAATGAGTATAAAAAACTGATTGATAAAATAAGAAATATGCCTATGGTGGCTGCTATTATTGCTATATTTTGGGAAAATGATTCGGATAGTAATAATGGTGCACAATAAAAAAGTTAGAAAATTTAAAAATACGGTTAAATGTCAACACTAAGAGAAAAGTTTAAAGCGCCAGACGACCCGAAGATAAAGAAGATTGCAGACTACTTGATTTATGTGCTATTGCCATTCATTCAAACATCGTTAGCACTCGCACAAAGTCAAGGATTGATTACGATTAAACAAGCGTTTTGGGGCGGTTTAGCTGCAACTTTTTTATTGATTAACACAAAGTTTTTAACTAAATTTAGCAGCGATAGAAACTCAATAAACATACAAAATGAACTACCTTAAATTTTTATTTACAAAAAGAATATTCAGCGCAGTTGCTGTTATTATTGCATTGATATTATTAACCGTAGGGCTTCCATCGAACACAGGATGGCACAATCTATCTGAGATTGAAAATGACAAAGAAAGATTTGGCTTTGGATTGTTAATTGTGGCTTTCATTGGCGGTATGCTTTTGCAAGTTAACAACGAATTTCAAAGGGGCAAGAAGTAATGCGCTTACTTTGGAATCCATCCGTAATGACCTTTGATTTTATCGTTCCCGAAATGAATGCAAGTGAGGGGGTGCAAAAGGTTGCTGGATTTTCACGCGGTTGGCATCACTGGAATAGTGTAAGGCTTGGCATACGCAAAGAAAATGATTATTACGCGCTATACCTATACGCATACGTTAAAGGTGAGCGAATAATAAAAAGGATTGGCAATGTTTATGAAAATGTAAAGTTGAATGTATGTTTAAAGTTTACACATCGTTGCGTTTCTGCTGATGTAACTTTTCCAAGTGGTAATTTATTCAGCAAGTGGCACTACTTTAAATCGGACTATTCTTTACCTATTGGGTATCGTTTATATTCGTATGCTGAAAGTGATTTGACTGGCAGAAAAATAGAATTTAATGTTGAACTGAATAATGTAGTTGTAAAATGAAACCAAATAGTTGTGCGTGTTATGGCTCGAATGACATACACGAATGCTATTGTAATTTAAATAATAATATGAAACCAAAAGACGAAACCAAACCATTTGAAAGCCGATTGGGGGATAAATCAATAGCTAAATTATTATTAAATAGTTCTGGTGTTTATAAGATAACATCTCCAGATAATAAAATCTATATTGGACAATCAATAAATGTAAAAAGAAGATATACGGCATATACTTGTTTGTCTGCTACAAAAGGAATATCTAAACTTTACGAAAGCTTATGTGCATATGGCATAAATTCACATTTGTATGAAATTATTGAATATTGTAATATAGAAAAATTAGATGAATTAGAGATTTATTATATAAACAAATATAACAGTATGAACATAGGTCTTAATTGTCAAAAAGGAGGTAAATATGTTGGTGGAGTTTCTGATATTGGTAGATTAAAATTAAGGGAACAGATGAAAAAAAGAATGGAAGAGAATCCAGAATTATGGAGTGGTAAAGCAGGAGTTCCAAAGTCATTGCAACATAAATTAAATTTATCTGCGTCAAAGAAATTAAGTGGTTGTATGGTTGGCGGTAAAAACCCAAAAGCAAAAATTGTGTTACACGAATTGTCTGGCATATTTTACGACTGCCTAAAAGATGCCTGCAAAGTTTATAATATTAATTATAGCAATGCAAGAAATAGATTGCAAGGAAAATATAAAAACAATACAAATTTAATTTACGCATAATTTATAAAATAATATGAAGCCTAAAGATGAAACAAAACCTTATGAAAGTCGTTTATTAATCGACCTACACCCAACATTAGCACACGCTTACAAGAAAGCAGAAGCGCAATTTAACGCAACACATAATGATGTTCACGTAATTATTGTATGCACGTACCGGAACAACGCAATGCAGGAAGTTTACTTTGCTAAAAGGCCAAAAGTATCACTTGCAAGAGGGGGACAATCCGCTCATAATTATTACCCATCTCGTGCTTTCGATATTGCCTTTGTAAAGGTTGGCAAACGTGAACTTGACTACTCTGCAAAGTTGTTTAAAGAATTTTGGGAACTATTGCAGAAACATAGCGGTAAAATTACGTGGGGCGGTAACTTTAAATCGTTCAAGGATATGCCTCACTTTGAATTAACTAACTGGAAAGCAACGATAGTTTAACCGTAATAGTGGATAGAATCGCTATTGAAAAAGCCTCACTATTGTTAGTGGGGCTTTGTTGTTTTTCAGACCACTTGCGCCCAATGATAGCAACAGTTTACGATTTGTTTCCCTTATATATGAGGGAAACAAAACAAGCCCTCACATTTCTGCAAGGGCTGGAAACTTAACTTAACTTAACTATGAAAACGGGGCAAAGATAGTAAAATTAAAACATAGCGCATTATTTGTTAATTTGTTGTGTATGCGATATGTTGTAGCGCGTATATACCCAACCGTTAGCCGTAATTCTAATCACGCCAAGTGATGTGCATTGCTTCTAACTTATCACCAAGTATCGGACTACCAAAGTTTTCAAACTTCATTTTAATTGAAGGATAAACTTCCAATCCGTTTGGACATTGTGTTTTTAGTGGTAGCTTTCGTTTATCTTCTGAAATTTGCAACGCTTCTAAAATGAAGTCATTCAAACTTTTGTCTTCGGAAGAAGAACTACGGCTAACAACGTATTGCTGAACATTGCCAGATTCATCGGTTATTTGAACTTTGTATTCCATATCAACTTTTTATTTTAAATTAAACATTTGTACTTCTAAATTGCCAACGTCAGCAATACGCAAAACGTTATGCCACATTGCTAACTGACCGCTTCGATTTGACATTTGTGGAAGTTTTTTGTTCTTTTTTTTGCCCACGCACAAGGGAAACTAAATGGTCTTGGATAAAGTTTTTAAGGTCTTTATCCGCATCAATAGCCATCTTTTTTAAGTCTTTGACTATTTCTTCTGGTATGTCAATATTCTTTCTCATTTTTTCTTATCTATAAATTTTATCGCCTTATCAACTGTATCAAATTCTTTTTGATTATCTCCGTTCCATTCCATTGCAGTAAAATCTTTGTCACCATATCCAGTGCTTTGAATTATCCATTGGTTAGTATCATTGTGCAATGAATATCCTGATGATAAAATATCTTGCATTTTTTCGTGAAAAGAACTTTCATAATCAGCAGATAAATTTTTTGTTGCCTCTGCAATTACAAACTTTCTATGTTTGTCTTTTGGCAACACTCCTGCTTTATCAAAAGCGGAGTTTAGTATTTCTTTTATGTTCATCTTATTCCAAATGGTTTTAGTGCTTGTTCAAAAATTGGGTGCATATTAGAAGTGGAGGTTTTCGCCTCCAACTTCTTTTTTTTATCTAAGAACTTTGCCCAAAGTTTTAAGAGTGTTTTGTTGTTCTCTCCAAACTCTGCATCAAGTTTTCTAAGGTCATCCATTGCTGCTTCAAGGTCTGCAATGTCTGTGCAGTTGCTTACTTTTAAGTAAGGGTTGCTTTTGATTTTTTCTGTTAGTGTCATTTTGTTTGTTTTAATTTCTGATACAAATATACATAGTGTATATGATATACACAAACTTTTTGGCAATTATTTTTAAAATATTTTCTAAGTCATTGATTTTCAATGCAAATATTTTTTACCCACCCACAAAAAAGAACAAAAATCCTTTCTCCGATTGAAGTTTAGTATTGAAACACCGCAACGAGAGCATAACACGGGTTTGGCAAAAGTGGGCAGACACATTTTGCTAAAATTGAGCATCCTACAAGCCCACCTACGCCAAGCCCGATACCGTTATAGGTAATTGTTTTTAAAATACCAACGCTCAATTTCAGATTTAACAACTTCTAATTGCTTTTGTAATGCTAAAATTTCTTTCTCAATATTCTTAATCTTTTTCTCTTTAAATGCTTTAATGTATGATTTTAAATGCTTTGGTTCGCAAGTATTACCTTCTGTTCCATCGGAAGATGAGAAACCAGCATTTTTACCTCCCCACCAACTTGATGTAGCAGATAATTTAATTTTACCTTTTTTATCAATTCTAAATTCGATATAAGGTTCTTCGTCTGTTGTATTTGGAATTTTCATATTCAAGTTTTTGCTTCGTCATTTGACATATTTCCTGTATTCATTTTACTATTATTTTTTTTGCTTTAATTAAAGATATTTGTTGTTTTTTTATAAACTCACGGTCTTCTATTTTGGATTTATCTCTCAATCTTTTCCCAAAATCTGAAACAATTTCATTTGGTATTTTTTTATATTCTTCCATCGCTTTTTTTTCTTTTTGTTTTTCTGTTTAGTGTTCCAATTTAAAATCCTGCTAAATAAGTCGGCACTTCATATAACACGGGTTTGGCAAAATGGCTTTCCGACACACAAGCCAACGCACAAAAGCCACCTACGCCAAGCCCGAAAACGTTATAAGAAATAGGCGGTGCTCTTACGGCTTAAGCGAGTCAGTCCAATACTGTTAATCACGTGCCACGGTCAATCCCGTTTTTTGTATCTCCGCCTACTATCTTATAATATGGGCTAAAACGCAATAGCTTCAATTGGTTTCCCATCTTTTGCAGGTCTTTACACTATCTCAGATTTTCGCCCTACTCATAGTTTATTATACCGCTACTGCGTTTAGCCCGAAAACGTTATCTCACCACCGTAAACCACATCACCACCCCAGTATAAGCAGCAGCGGTGATGAATAAAACCTTGTTCAATATATTAGCCCGTTTCGCCTTGCGTTCGGCTTTCTTCAACTTCTTATCCGTTGCCTCAATAACTTTGACCTGCTTATCCACTTGCACTTCAAGTTCCACAATCACCGAATCCTTAACCAAACTTATAGAATCCGTTACCAATAACTTATCCATCAATGCCGAATAACTTGAATCCTTAACATCAAGTATCTCGGTGTAATAAGCAACCGTTGAATCAACATACGGCTGGCAGTCTTTTGGTGCTGTTTCCCGCAGTCTTTTAATCAAAGCTAAGTTAGATATTGTTAATTGCTTTTCATGCGCTAAAACATCATTTAATTGATTGTCCTTTTCAAGTAACCTGCTTTTAAGTCGGCTTACTTCTGTCATGTATGTAGCCGCAGCGTTACCCGCTTGTTTGGCTTGGGCTTTCCATGTGGAAGTGGAATCGGTTTGTATGGCTTGCGGGTGTGGGTTGCAAGATTTCATAAACATCAACGTAATAATTGGAACGCTAGCGAAGATTAGGAATGTGTAGAATAGGGTGTGTTTCATTTTTCAATAAATAATTTCTAAGTGAACATTCGGGTCTATTGTGGTGGCAGACTGGGTCATACTTCACTCATTATTAGTAACTGGTTTGTATTTCTTTTGCTTGCCACCTTATAAGCGGCATGTAGTTTAGCCCTTATCTTATCGCGAAATAGTTGTGCATCTATCCATACACGAAATTCTTGAGTCCATTCCTTTTCGATAATTTTCGGCTTATACTTTAGCAGCTCCACAACCGTTGCAAGTATCTGCACCACTTCGAACTTCTTAACGTGGAATAACATTGCTATTTCAACTTGGGTAAGTCCTGCATTATGCTTCAGCCACATATCCCAGTGTTGTGGATCTATTACATCGGGCCTAATGATGTTAACGTAGGCATCACTAATATAGCGGCTTATTTTACGGTTGCGTGTTTTAATTGATTGTTTGGGCATGCTTAATATTATATTTCATTAATACAAGTGCAGAATGTATGGCTTCGGCATTGCCACCTGGTTGTGTAAGCTTCGCGCCACTCTTTACTGTTGTGGCATTCGGATTAGGTCGGTAACCGAATAGTAGGCGTTGGATTAGGGTTTTCATTTTAGTTATTTTTAATGTAAATAAAACCGTTAACTCTGTAACCTTTGTAATTCACATCATTGTAAGTAAACAATAACGGATTATCAATGGTCGCTTTTCTGTTTAGTTTTTCCTCTAATTGAATGTAGTGCAATGTTGTTTTCATTTTATAAAGTTTTAAAAGTTTTCGGCCACAAACATAAAACAAAAATAATTAGTATACAATTTTATTTTTAAAAATATTATTTTTATGTTTGCGGCATGATAAAATTTCACAACACCGACAATATGAAGTTTATGGCTGATGTGCCTGACAAGTATTATGATTTGGCTATTGTTGACCCGCCGTATGGATTGGGAATGCACAAAGCACAAGGGACAACCAAAGCAAAACCAAAAAAATGGTGCGGTGGCGAGTGGGATAATGATACGCCTAATACTGAATATTGGAACGAACTTTTTAGGGTATCCAAAAATCAAATTGTGTGGGGCGCAAATTACTTTATGGAAAATTTAAACAGTGGTAAAAAATGGATTGTTTGGGATAAAATGCTTGACCAAGACCAAAGTCATTTAGAATTAGCTTGGACTTCATTTGTAGGAGCTGAAAGAATGTATAGATATTCAAGAAGTAAACTACAAGGATTTCAAAATCCAAACAGATTTCATCCAACTGAAAAGCCGATTTCACTTTATGAATTTTTAATAAAGGAATTTGCCAAACCAAACGATAAAATCATTGACACACATGGTGGCAGCGGCTCAATAGCCATAGCAGTTGACAAAGCCAACACCTTAGACAATACTAACTATTCACTTGATATTATTGAACTAGATAAAGACTACTTCGATGCCTCAGTTAACCGTTTTAATAAATACAAATCACAAACAACACTAAACTTAAAATGAACATAACCGCAGAACAACCCAAAGTAAAGCCCACAGTTAAACAATTAAAGGCCGAACACAAGAAACTATTGAAACTTGTCCAACACAACGGCTCACAGCCCGCTAAATGCAACCCGATGAAAGAATGTGCTAAACATTTTGGGTACACACGCCCGGGTATTGACCGATTGATGCTCGGCAAAGTCGATAATTGGAAGCCGATCCACTTTACTATTTATCAGTTCTTAAAAGCATATTTAACATAATTTAACAATTTAGTTGTAAATAATATTTTGGGGTAACGAAATTAGCTGTATATTTGCATCAACAAATAACAAC